GTCTGGCTTTGGTACGCGAGGTGACTCGGAAGGCTTACCCTTCTTGGAGTAGATCGTTCCGTCCTTGCTGATCTGCAGGACGTCCGCACGACCCAGGTAGTACTCGAGGTCGAAGATTGCGGTAGTGTTGTTCGCTGGCAGAACCGAGCTGATCGGATCACCCGGCGAGACGATTGGGCGGAAGTCGATCGAGGATGCGACTGGGTACTTCTCACCCGTGGACGATACGAACACCGGGAGAGTTTCGTACGTCACACCCGATCCAGAGTCGGCCATCGCGCCTGCGTAAGAGTCGACAGTGAAGTAGCCCTGCGAGCCGGAGTGCTGGTAGTAGGACAGGTTGATTGCCAGACGGTGGTCAGCAGTCAGAGCAACGCTCGAAGCCTTCTTGCGAACGATCTTCGACATGTTGTATGCGATGTCAGTGATGCCATCGACCAGTGTAAACTCGTCGGTAACATCAGCCACTGGAGTTTCAGGAGCACCATCCATGAACAGGTTGATGCTGTTGATTCGGATGACGTCTGCGAGGTCGAGGTCGATCTCAGCACCAACGGTGCCTGGTGGGGTGGTGTTGGTCTGGATGGTTGAGACTGTGTAGGTCTTGGTCTTCTCGGTCTGGTTGGTCTTGAGGACGTCGATGATCGCGTAGACAGACGCACCAGCTGCTGCACCAGTGAGGTTCAGGGTCAGACTTGTTGGGCTGAAGGTTACTACATCTGATGGGTGGAAGGAGTGCGTCACGCCACTCAGGACGTACCAACCGACGAAACTGTCACCAGCGTTGTCGAAGTATTCGTTCGTTGCAGTTGTGAAGGTCAGCATCCCCGCACCGTCTGCGACACCGTTCAGCTTCCTACGGACAACGATGCTCATCGAGCCATTGTCGTTGTCTTCGATGGAACGGAGGGTCTTGACGTGATCACGGTCGAGCTTGTAGATTAGAGCCGAGCGGTTCGTATTGTACAGTTCGACTTGCTCACTTGCAACGTCTTCCACGGTGTTGACGTAGAAGCTACGGTCGGCGCGGATTAGTGCCTTGATCTCGTCGACACGACGTCCGGTTTCCATCTGGAGGTCGTAGATGTAGTAACGGAAGATTGCGGTGCCGGATGCAAGCTCACCAGAGACGTACTCAACGTCACTGACCCGGCAGGAACCGATCACGATACCTGTAGTCGATGTGCCGTCGGTCGGACCGGAGTACAGGCTGACAGTGGTGTTGCTCGACAGGAGACCTACGTCGGTGTTCGGGTTCGGCCACATGCCGTTGCCCTTGACCTGTCCGAGGATGTATGTGCGACCGTCGAAGTGCTTGACGAATGACGCCATCTTGTTCGTGTCACGTGCCTTGTCGATCAGGACTGGAGTGTCGCTGATCGTCTCAACACGGTAACCCTTGACGTAAGCAACCGATGGGGAGACCAATGCCACGAGCTTGTCGGGATCGCCGTTCGTTGACCAACCAGTTGCATCGGAAGCGTTTGCCTTCTTGGAGTTGAGGAAGCTGACACGGAACGGACGGATGGTGTAGTCACCAGCCTGTTCGTAGGTGCGCTTCGCGAGCATGTCCATCAGGTCAGCGTATTCGCTGTCTGACTTCATGTACTCGATGTTCATGCCTTCGCCGATCTTGCAGACCAGGATAAAGTTCTCGCCGTCATCAGCCGCGTACGGACGCTTGACTAGCTTCAGTTCAACCTTGTATCGGTCTGCACCTGGAGCGGTCTGGTTTGGATAGCCGAGCGATGGGTCGAGCAGGGATGCATCATCCTCAGAGGTGACGATGGACTGTACGAAGTCGAGACCGATCTTGCACGGCGCGAATCCGCTGAAACCATTGTCTTCCTTGACCAAGTACTTCGTGATGATCAGGTCCTGCTTGTTCACGTTGATGAACATGCCTTCGAAGTACATCACACCTTCACCGATGGTGAACAGCTGACCTCGGCCGATTGGTGGGATGGTGTCAGTCAGGCCAGAGCCTGGGCACGATGGGCAACGGACAGTGACGTTCTGGACAGGGACACCAGAAGCGTCGAGGATCTTGATGACTTCGCCTGGGATGAAAGTCGAAGTGGTGCCGTCCACAGCGGTTCCGGTATAGACGACATAGAGTGTAGCCGGATCGGAGCCATCTACGTTGACACCCTTGACCAGCGTCGCCTTGATACCGGAAGTCTCACCCAGGAGCTGGGTCCCTTCAGTGTAGACGGTGACGTCTGGTGTGTTGAGTAGTCGGACGTAGGAGCATGCGTACAGGCGCGGTGCAGCCTGGCTGACCTTCGAACCGTTCTTGAAAATATGGTTCGCAAACTGCGTCACCTGGTTCTGCAGGATGCTCTGAACTTGGTTCAGTTCACGACCCTGAACAGGACGTCCAGGACGGAACAACACTTTCATGAAGTTGTTGTTCTTGTCGAAATCATCAAAGTACGGCGCTCGGTTGAAATCTAGCTTAGACATTCAATTCTCTTTAGAGAGTGATCGAGATCTTGATGATCTCTTCTTGGAGGGCTGTGTGGGTGATTGCCACGATGTTGTTTACATACACGGCGAAGCCCGAACCTCGCAAGTATTTATTCAGGCTTCCAGGGCTCGCAAAAGAGTGGTGCTGCGGGCCGATGTAAGCTTCGGCGTTCTTGGTGCTGCCTGCATGAGGCTTCACATTCGAAACGAGAGAGATCTGTCGGAAGGATCCGTCCACGCCACCACCATCGGCTTCGATGTAGTCGCCCAGGGCGGATGCCAGAGTAGCGGAAACGAGAAGAGTGTTCGCGTTCAGTTCGGAAGTGAGCTGTGATCCGTGACCATTCTTCGGAGCCAGGACGCCTCGTGCGGCAGCACCTTGGTTGCCTGGGATGACGAACGCGCGCGCCCAAGTGTAGTTCTCACCTGGATCGGTTACGGTGATGCTTGTGACTGCGCCTGAGGTGATTGCTGCGGTTGCCGTTGCTCCAGTGCCGTCACCGATGATGACAACCGATGCGGTCACGTAAGCGGTTCCGCCAGCGTTGACTGCAATCGTGTCTACTCCGTCACCGTCAAGCGTAACGGTCGCGGTAGCACCGGATCCGGCCGCGCCCTGCTTGTTGGCGGTCACCCAAACATCGGAGTAGCCACTTCCGAGAGCAGAAGCGAAGAAGCCTGTGATGGTCGCCTGTCCACCCGAAACATTTACGCGCGTTGCCGCGGAGGCTCCAGTGCCGTCACCGATGATTGACGTTACGATCACGTCGTCATCATCGAACGGGGTCGCCAGAGCAACCATATCCTTGAAGGTCGAGACTGAGCCGACGACCTGTGTTGCATTGGTCGTTGGGCACGGAACGAAGTTGTCCGTTGTGAAACGGAAGTAGTCGTTGCGTGAAGCGATCGATCCTACGTACTTCCAGATGTAACCGTCTGCAAGTTCGATGACAGCGGAACCTGTTCCTGTTGGCAGAACAGTCGACGCCGCGCCACCATTATTGTCGAGACACTTGTAGATGCGCTCGTCCGCGACGATGACGTAGTGTGGATTGGCGTATGCTCCTTCCTGTTCTGGATCGTACTGAGAATAGACCTCGCCTGTCTCCCAGTCGTTGCGTGAGATACCGAGACGGAAGTTTGCAGCTGACAGTGCAACCAGTGACGAGAGATTGTCGAGCGCGGCGGTGTTGCCTGCGTCAGACGAATCTACGTTCGGAGGAGATGCTGGGTTTGGCCACGCAGTCTTCTTGCCGATTCCGAGGTAGATGTTGGAGTTGATCGCGGAATCAAGTCCCGAGACCGGTCCCGTTGCCAGCCATTGGATAGTGCCGTCGGTTGTGATACCTGACGTGTTCGATGGCCCAGCGCCTGCTGATGTCGTTCCAGAGTTGATCGAGATGTAGCCGTTGCTTCCGTTCGAGACTCGAGCACCCTGGGCGTACGTTGTGGATGCCTTGCGCGCTTCAAGCTTCTGGGACGAAACCGCGTCGAGGATGCTCGAAGCGATGAATGGCTTCATGTTTGGTGTGAATTCGAACGGCATGGTTTCTATTCCTTAGGATGCGAGAATCATCTCGCCATCATCGGTGACGATTGGTGTGGAGGTCATTCCGTCCACAGCCACAATGTATGGTGTATCGCGGATCTCAACTTCGTAACCCAGAGTCCAGAGGAATCCGGAGTTGTGTTCGTAAACCCAAGGGCTGACGGACGGATCGAGTTCATACCCAGGGTTGACAGGCAGATGAATTTCAGATACAATCTCGAACGAGTTGGATCGAATGTACCCAACTGGGTGCAAGAGTTCCGAAACAAAGTCGTTGTATTCTTGAGCCGGGATCGGACTGACGAGAGTGTAGGAGTACTGTTGGTATTTATCACTGTCGATGAGTGTGGAATTCTCACCGAGGAAGCCACGGCGGTTCTCCCAAGCCTTGGTCGTCCAACGTGAACGAAGCATCGTACCAAGGAAGCAACCAGTACCTGTGTTGGTAATGATGCTGGTCGATGTTGGTTCACCGATATATGGTTGGAGACTCCTGACACCTTTGACCGCGCCAATCGAAGATGATGTTGCTTCGAGCGAGGCTCCTGTACCACCCTTCGCTAATAGCGTTGGTCGATTGGTGTAGTTGTAACCCTCGTTGATGATCTCCACGCCTGTAATTGCGCCTGAAGACACACTCGAAACATGAGCGCTGAAACCGAAACCATCATCGCTTGACGAAGCTGAAATTCGGTCGCCAACGACGTATCCCGATCCTCCGTTCAGAATGTTGACGCCATCCACACCACCAGCAGCGACTTTTCCGATTACGTAAGAACCCTGTACAGAGGCTCCTGTCATTGTAACGACGTCGCCTTCCAGATAGCCCGATCCACCGTTGACGACAACCTTCTCGATGACAGGCTTGACGACTTCGAAAATTTCGATTTCGTCGGACAGGATCGAGACGACTTCGTTGACTTTGAATTCATTCAGTGGTTCGAGGATCTCGATCTGGAAAAATGGTTCGCCGCCGCCGTAGATGATCGAGATGTTCTCGATGGAACTGATCGCTCCACTGTCTAGACCACGGAGTGTTCCACCGTACTCTGTGATGTTCTCGATGATCGTCTGGAAATGGATGGTGTTGCGGTTTGCGGACGAAGTGAAGATGAAGTGCCGCGAGCCGTATTCAGCATTCGACGGCACCAGCATCTCTTCTCGTGGGTAACGAATCGAAACGCTTTCATTGAACAGTGCACGGAACAGGTATTGGAAGGACGCCTCGGTGCCGCGAGATAGGTAGAAGTCCCGCAGCGTGTGAGCGAGGACGTGACGCTTGACCTGTAGCTGACCCTTCGACTCGAACCCCAAATCAACCAGCATCGCATCGATATATGGACCGACTTCACGAGTTGGCTCGTTGTTGTCTTTCCAGTCTTCGATGATACGTAGGAACCCGCCGTCCTGCTCCAGGAAGGACAGATAGTCCTTGATGTAGCGAACGAAGTTCGGATAGTTGTCTTGAACGAACTCTGGCAGCTTCTGTTCGAGAACTGGGATGATGGTGTTGTTTGTCATCCTGTTACTACTTTCACCTTGGAGATGCGAACGATGTTGTTGAGTGAAGTACCCACGTCAGGTGTCAGAGGTACACCGGAGAACGCGAGTCGGCCATAGGACGACAGTTCATATCCAGTGATTCTTGCAGCCGATGGTAGAGAGTACGTGACCGTGCCTGTCGTGTAGTTCACCGAACCAACGGTGGAATGAACAGTACCGTCGGCACGGTAGAGTTTCAGAAGTCCTGCCCCATCATCCTTGATGGTGAGCGACGATCCTGCGACTGTCACGGCAGAACTCTTGATTGAGGCTGGGATGAGGGCATTACCGAAGGCAACGTCCTGACTCGATGTTGAGTTGTGGAGATGCAGATAGTTCTTGGTCAGTACCTTGGTATCATATAGACCGACGAACGTCTCGTCATCCTTCTTGATTGTGTTGAGCAGCGCCAGGTCGGACAGGATAGCATCGAACTTGGAGAGTTGTGCGGTGTTGAATTCACTCACACGATCGTTGATAAGAGCGATCATCTCTGGGAGAGTCTTCGAAGTCTTTCGCAGGTCCAGCTTCGCGTTGACTGTGAGCTCTACTTCGATGAAGTCTGGATCAACGAACACAACGTCAGCTCCGACCACACCAAACTTCTTGACGATCGACGTGCGGATCTGTTCGCGTGCGAGAGCTGTGAGGCGCTCGGCATTGCGTGGCTTGATCGAAACGTACACCTTACCGTAATCGCGACGGATGTGTTCTTCGCCACCCCAAACGTTCATGCTGTCGATGTTGCGGAATTCAGACAGCAAGATCGAACGGTAGTCACCCTCGGTGACGAGTCGGTTCTGCCTACGCCAGTGGTTCGGAATTGCGAAGCGCAGTTCTTCAACCGTCTCCTCTTCACGTCCACCAGCTGCGTTGGACAGCGTCAGCGTTTCGAAGTTGGAGTATGCAGCGAGCGCACCGGAGCCGACCGGGTTGAACGCAAAGACTTTGGCGCCGTTGCCCGTCTCACCATTGGACGAGACGTATGTAGTCTCGATGTAGTTGCCGTTGCTTGGCTGTACACCGAACACGCCGTTGCCGAAGAAGATCTGGTAGTAGCCGTGCTCATCGGTGGAGACGAAGAAGATGTTCGAGGTCTCGTCGAGGTCTGAGATCTGTGAAGCGAGAGTGAACTCGGTCCAGTTGGTCGAGAACTCGTTTGCCTTCACACGCACGCGAATCGAATCAACGTCGATGGTACGGTCGCGGATGATGAAACGCTGGTTCAGGACGGATGAATCAACCTTGAAGTTCCAAGTCTCAAGCGTGCCTTCATAGATTGCCAGAGGTTCGGAAGTGTACGTGACATTGGAGCCAGATACTTCGCGCTTGTAGATCGTCGACCCGTCGAGAACGGTGAAGACTCGCTGGTCTTGGTTGTTGTTCGCCGCGACAAAGGTCGCGCCACGAGGGATCTCGAGGAAGTGGCTTGCTGGTTCGTCTGCGAGATTCGTGTGAATCTTCAGAGTCACTTCAGCAGATGCGGAACGCTTACCCTTCGGGATGTATCCCACGCGCTTTGCGTGCGAGAGCTGTGCACCACGAGTGTGGGCGGAATCGCTGAACGCCTCGTCGAGAAGCATCTTGACGAAGTAGCCGATGTAGTGCGTCTGATAGGACGAGATGTTGAGCAGGGTGGCAACACCGGAGCCTTCGAAGTTGTAGTCTGTGTAGGCAGACTGACCTCGCAGGAACTCCTTGAAGTTTTCCTTGATGTTGTCAAACTTGAGGCTTTGTACTGGAAGGTTTTGCATTAGCGGACACGCTCAACGATGAAGTTGACGGACTCGTCGCGGTTCAGCGAAACGAGAGCGTAGGTGATAGTGATGTCGAAGGCTCGGCCTTGCATCGCCTCTTTGATGTCGATATTCTTGAGTCGAATCCGTGGCTCGAGAGTTGTGAGGATCCAGTGAATGTCTGTCTCGAGATTGGAACGGGTGATGCCGTTGTTCTGACCGAACAGGTACGTCTTCACCGCCGACTTGAGTGTTGGATCGAACGGCATATCAAACGCGTTCCAGAAAACTAAGTGCTTCACGGAACGTGCGACCGCCTCGGCATCCTTCTTCGGGGAGAGATCGCCCGTGAGAGGGTGCGGGATGAGGCTGAGATCGAGATCGGAGTAGAGGCCTAGAGTCTTCATCCGCCAGCCCTCACTGTTCGTGCGCCTGTCATCAGACGGCTACCGCAGGTGGTGGAGTCTGTGACTCGCATCAGTTGTCGTCCGTTGACGTACACAGTCGTTGATCCCTTGAGGGCAGAAGTTGGGTGACATGAGATGCCACAGCAATGCGGCTGGATAGCGTCACCCTGACGGTGAGCAGGCTTCCCTTCGATAAAGACGTTCGGGCTACCTTGGATGACGGTCTGCGGCGGGAAGCAGCCATGTCCGGTAGTCTTGTCGGTCAATCTTGATACTTGTCTTCCCATACTCTCTATTTATCACTCTGGGATGACACAATAGAGATTCGAAGTCATAGCCTTGAGGACTGCTTCGAAATCGTCTACTGTGTTGTCGGTGTATGTGATGGTCGGCAGGAGGTTCGGCCCAGCCACAGGTTCGGGACAAGGGCAGAGCACCTCAGGAAGTTTCGGAGCCGGAACGAACGGCTGCACGACTGGGCAAGGTAGGCAGATCTCTTTCATTTCAGTTGCACGGTGAAGGTCTGACCATCATGACCGAGACCAGTGATAGGGAGAGCTTGGTTCTCTTGGTTCTTCCAGAGCTCGAGCAGAAAGCCTAGATCGCTCGCATTCGGATTCAGACGAACCTGGGAGAGCTGCAGGAAGTTCTGGTAGTTCGAAGCGGTGACGAAGATCAGAGCGCGTTGTTCGTCTGTGAACTGATCACCTGGAACGTATCCGGCGCGCTCTCGTAGGATTCGGAACGACTCTGAGTTGCTGAGGTCGCGCTTGAACTTCGCGATGTTTGGGTTCTCATCATCACCGTCTCGATTCTCTTCAAACCAGACCAGCAGTTCATTGGCTGGACAGTCGCAAAGTTCGTCTGGGATTGGGATGAGTTCGATGCTAGTGTCTTGGTTCGGAGCTGCACATGCAGGGCAGTCATCCTTGTCGATCGGTGTCGGAACAAAGATTTCTCTCTTCGGATTTACGGGCGCACATGGCTCGCAGATCATTGCAGGGAGTTGCTTCGGAGGTTCGATGACCTTCAGCTTTTCGATGTGTTCGAACGGCGCTAACTCGAGGAAGCGGTCGCGGTCGAAGTCCCAGTTGTTGTGGATCTTCACGCAGAACCATTCGTTCACTCGGATCTCAGGTTGTGATGCAATCCAGAGTTCAACCTGGAAGCGCCACTGTCGTCCCCATGGCCAGATTGTCCCGTCATTCTCTTGGTATGACCAGTTCATGGACGGACTCATCGGATCAGGAAGACAATCTAGATTCGGTAGCTGTCCACGAATTGTGCCGAGTGAGTCGATTGTTAGACCTGGCGGGAGTGAGCCGTCGATGATGTTGAAGAACAGTGCCTCGGTGCATTCACGTGGCTTCGGGAACGTCCTGAGATTGGTGAGAACGGCCGACTGACCGGAATATGCGATAGGGTTCAAGAATGCTGCTGCCGCGTATCCTGTGAATGAGCCGATGAACGAACCCGACTGAGCATTGACTGATCGTAGGCAGACAATGTACTGTCCGACTGCAAGGTCGGCTGTGACGAGCGTAGAACTCGAATTCAGATTCGCCGATGCCACTGGCGTGACAACCGAACCAACGACTCTGAGGATGGTCAGCGTGGACGCGTACGGTGTGTTCGTCAATGTGAACGTGAAGTTGATGGTCTGGAAGTTCGGAATCTGGAGCTTGAACAGAGCATTCGTAGGATTCGAAGTCGTGAAGGGTGTGATTGTTGATGGGAAGATGTTGGTGAGCGAGTCATAGCCCGGACCTGCAATGATGTCGTTTGCGGATTGGATACATGTAGTCATTACTTACTCGAGGTGCTCAAAAACAGCGCGCTTTGATGGAGTGCACGAAGAAGTCTAGTTCAACTGGCACTGGGTTCGCATTGTCTGGATCAGGATCGCCGTCTTCATCAGCTGGGAGGAATTCATTGTCGAGGCAGCCAAGCTCCAGGAACTCCACATTGTACTCGGTCGTCAGACCAACCAGTGTAGCGGATTGACCAACGGATGCGGTGTACGGCGGAGCGTAGAACGAGACGGTTGCAGATTCACCTGTCTGTGCTCGTGGAGTGACTTCTGTGTTCGCCCACTTCGCATGTTCACCTGAGTAAACGAAGAGCAGCCATGCAGGATCAGTTGTCAGAACCATCTCGAACGTTTCACCGGAACCGATTCGTGGCTCAGGCTGTACGTTGTTCTGCAGGGTGACGAGTGTGGAGTACTCACCTGCATACGCGACGTGAGCTTCACAGTTCCAGTTCTCAAGCGACATCAGCTCTGCGTCAGCGAACTCACTGTCTGGGATGAGGTTGCCGTAGCAGAGGTTGAAGTTATTCTCTTCGAATACGAGCGCCGACAGAGTTGCACGCTGGCCAGTTGCACCGTTGAGCTGAGTAAACCAGTTTGGATCAACGATCGCAAAGCTTTCACCCGCATACGCGTTGAGGTAGAAACGCGGACGAGTCGAGAGATCCGCTTGGACGACAATCTTCGTACCGGAGTACTTGATGTCGGTCGGCTCCATCTCGTTGAGTTCGACCAGTTCGTGTGAGCCGATCTTCGGACAGCAAGTTGTTCGGAGCAGGTCGAAGCTGGTAGCAGTATCGAATCCAACGATGACATCCGACCACATTGTGATTGGATTCGGATTCAGTACCGCCGACGGCATCGTGATCAGGATCGACTGGACAGATTCTCCAGTGTATCCACGGAACAGACCAAGCGGCTCCGATGGGCCG